GTCGAAAGCGGCGATGTGAGGTTCGTGCAGTTGAACATGACCACGCTCGATAAGGCGGCGGCTGCTCCCGAGCCGATGCCCGCGACCGTGGTCGAAGAGATCGTGGTGGACGAGACCGCCCCGGCTCCCGAGCCGGTCGCGGATGCCGCCCCGGCCCAGGCTGATGAACCGCAACTCGCCGACGTTTCGCTCAACGGTGCCCAGATCACCGGCATCCTAGAGATCCTGACGCAAGTCAGTGCCGGGCTCCTGACCACTGACGCGGCTGGGGCGTTGATCCTCGCATCGTTCCCGAGCATCCCACCGGCTGCGGTTGATCGCATCCTCGCGGGCACGAGCACGCAGCCCCTCGCTCCCGAGCCGGTTGCGGAGCCGCCTGCCCCCGAGCCCGAGGCTCCTGCCGCCGAGGAAACCGCTGAGTCGCGTGCCGCCCCCGGCAGCGTCGCGGAGGGCGACTTCGTGTCGTGGGATTCGCCAGGCGGTCGTGCTCGCGGGCGGATCGACCATGTGATGGACTACGGCACACTGGACATCCCCGGCACCGACTTCAAGATCGACGCGACCGAGGAAGACCCGGCCGCCCTCATCACGGTCTACGAAGAAGTGAGCGGCGGATGGCGACCGACCGAGACGCAAGTCGGTCACAAGGTCTCGACGCTCACGAAGATCGACCCGCTGCCCGAGCCGCCGCCGGTTGAGGAGAACGCCTACGGCAAGCCGAAGCGGAAGCCTCGGAGGCGGAAGGGTGGCTAAGTATGACCACATCGACTTCAGCCCGCCGGCTGGCGTGCAGGAGGAAGCAGCGAAAGGGCTCGCGTGGCGAGACGAGTACGGCCGAGGCGGCACGGCAGTCGGCGTTGCCCGAGCGAGAGACCTGTCGAACGGAACGAATATCTCGCCCGACACGGCGAAGCGGATGGCGAGCTACTTCGCCCGGCACGAAGTGGACAAGCAGGGCGAGGGCTGGAGCCCCGGACAAGACGGGTTCCCAAGTGCGGGCCGGATCGCGTGGGCTCTGTGGGGCGGCGATCCGGGGCAAGCGTGGGCGAGCAAACTGACCAAGCAGATCGAAGCGGCAGACGAGGAAGGCAGGAGCATCATGGGCAACATCGAACGGCGTTCCTTGGCGATTGACGAGATCGAGTCGGCGGTGCCGCTGCTTGCGGTCGAGAGCCGCAGCGAGGATGACGGCAGCGAGCGGGAGTACGTCGTTGGCTACGCAGCGAAGTTCGGCGTGCTCTCCCTCGACCTGGGCGACTTCGTGGAGCGGATCGACCCCGGTGCGTTCGGGCTGGTCGCCGAGCGTCGCGGCAGGCGGAAGCCGCTGGAGACGCGAGCCCTGTGGAATCACGACCCGAACTACCCCCTCGCCCGCTACCCCGGCACGCTGCGGATGACGGTCGATGAGGTTGGGCTGCGGTATGAGTTCCCGGTGCCCGACACGACCTACGGTCGCGACATCGCGAGCAACATTCGGGCGGGCATCGTGAAGGGCTCGTCGTTCTCGTTCACCGTGCCAAGCGGCGGCGACTCGTGGGCGGTCGAGGACGGTCGCAGCGTGCGGACGATCCAGCGGATTGACTCGCTACTCGATGTCGGGCCGGTGACGTTTCCTGCGTATCCCGACGCCGATGTGAAGGTCGCCCAGCGGTCATTCGACCAGTACCGGCAGCAGCAGGAGATCGAGGTGGCGAGGCGTTCGCTTGCCCGGTCGCGTGCCGCAGAGATTCGCGAGTATCTGAGGCAGCATGGCCGCTAGTGGTGATTCGTGCCCCCGGTGCCGCGATGGCAAGTACGCCGTCGCGTCGAGCGTTCGCAGCGGCGAGTATCAGACTCGCTATCTGCGGTGCCAGCGGTGCGGCTGCACCGACAAGCAGATCGTGCACGGCACTGAAGTGCGGCGAAAGTTGTTTACTGCCGAGCGTGCCTAACTGCATGGTTCCGGGGCGTGGCTCCTAGTTTCGGGGTAGGCGAACGCGATCGCGTTGCCGCGAACCCGACTACAGGAGCCTCCCTCGTGGACAAGATCAAGGCATTGCTCGAAGAGTTGGCTGGCGTTGTCGCCGAGATGGAGGCGATGACCGAGGACGCTCCCGAGGGTGAGGCTCCCGCTGAGCCGATGACCGAAGAGCAAGAGGCTTCGCTCCGGTCGCTCGAAGTTCGGGCCGACAAGTTGAAGGAGCGGATCGAGTTCCTGACCCGCGTGCAGGCCAAGGAGCTTGAGCTCCGCAGCGTTCTGGAGCGTGCCGCTCCCGCCAAGAAGATCGAAGCCACCGTCGAGGAGACTGCCGTGGAGAGTCGCGCCAAAGTTTACGCCGTTCCGAAGAATCATCGCCCCCTTCGCGGTTTCCGCTGCGAAGAGCGGGCATATCGTGCGGGCATGGCTGCCAAGGCGAGCCTGTTCAACGATGACGAAGCCCGGCGGTGGTGCCACGATCACGGCGTCAACTTCCGTGCCCAGGCTGGCGGAATCAACTCGCTCGGCGGTGTGCTGACCAATGACGAGCTTTCCAGCGAGATCATCCGGCTGGTCGAAGAGTTCGGTGCCTTCCCGGCGAACGCCCGCAACGTGACGATGAACAGCGACACGCTGTTGATCGCCCGTCGCACCGGCGGTCTGTCGGCGAAGCCGATCGGTGAGAACGCTGCTCCCGAGAGCACGAACGTGACCTTCGACAACGTGCAACTCGTGGCGAAGCTGTGGGGCGTGGACAACAGGGTGCCCATGAGCCTCATGGAAGACTCTGTGATTTCACTTGGTGACGCAATGGCCGTCGAGACAGCCCAGGCGTTCAGTGAAGCCTACGACAACGCCGGGTTCATCGGAACCGGAAACGGCTCGCTCTATCACGGCACGGTGGGCGTGGCGGTCGCCATCAACGACGGCACGCACGCCGCGAGCGTGGTGACGGCTGACACCGGCAACAACACCTTCGGCGGTGGCACGAGCGGTCTCGACCTCTCGGACTACACGAACGTGGTCGCCCGGCTGCCCCTGTACGCTCGGCGGAATGCCAAGTGGTACATCAGCCCCGCCGGCTACGGTTCCTCGATGCTGCGGCTCATGATGGCTGCGAGCGGCAACAATCAGGCCGACGTGGCTGGCGGTGCGAACCTGTCCTTCCTGGGCTTCCCGGTGGTGCTTGTGCATCCCCTGGAGAGCCGCCTGACCGGCACCGCGAATCAGATCGCTTGCCTGTTCGGCGATCTCTCGCAGGCTTGCACGATGGGCACCCGCCGCGAGATCAGCGTGAAGACCGACGCCAGCCGGTTCATCGAGTTCGACCAGCTGCTGACGTTCGCCACGGCTCGCGTCGCGATGGTTGCTCACGACCTCGGCGATGCCACCAAGGCTGGCCCCATCGTCGCCCTCAAGTTCGCCTCGTGACCTCTGACCCCTTCCTAGGAGAATCTGACCAGTGAATCACCTCGAAGCTACGAAGACGGTCGTTGGCACGACGGTCACGAGTGCTGCCGGCACAGCGACCCTGACTATCGACACCCTCGGCTATGACTACGCGTCAGTCGATGTGGTGGTGGCGGTCTCGGCGACCCCGGCCAACACCTCGGCGTCGATCCTCAACGTGCTGACGCTCTCGCAGGGCGACACCAACACGGCGGGCTCCTCGGTCTACACCGTGGCGGTTCCCGCCGCGAGCGTGGCCGTGACGGCTCAGCCCAGCGTGGTGCGGCTCGATGTTGACCTTCGCGGCAAGGGCCGATACGTCAAGGTCGATGCCACTCCCGCTACCTCGCTGGCCACGACCATCGTGGCTCGGCTGGGCAAGGGTGAGGCTGGCCCCGAGACGGCTTCCGCGAAGGGCGTGCTCGCGAAGTACAGCGGCTGATCGCTTGACAGCCTCGACACAGTGGATGGCGGGTGCGGCATGAGCCGTGCCCGCCATCTCTATTTGAGGGCTTCATGATCGTCAAGGTCGGCGGTACGGATGTCGATGTTCGGATCGAGTGCGTGATGAGTGGCCCGCGATTCGGCCCGCTCTCGAATGTCTTCGGCTGGGCTCAAGCCCTCATGCCACTCGGCATCCGCCCGACGCTCGGGCAGGGTGCTCTGTGGGGTCAGGTGTTGTCCCGGTGCCTCTCCCAGTTCGTTGACCAAACCGAGTACATCCTTTGCACCGACATGGATTCGTTTTGGGACAAGAAGACGGTCGAGGAACTGGTCGCGATCGCGATGGCTTTTCAGTGCGACGCCCTCGCCCCGCTGCAAGTGAAACGGGAGGACGGTCGCCCGATGTTCACGCTGCCCGGCACGCTCGACAAGCCGCCCGAGGACGGGTCTACGGAACTGCCGATGAGCTGGTTCGCCGAGCCTGTGCAGGAAGTCGATTCGGCTCACTTCGGCTGCACGCTGATTTCGACCAAGGCGTTGAAGCGAACGCCGAAGCCTTGGTTCCAAGACATCCCGAATGCTGACGGGGACTACGAATCGGGAAGAACTGACGCCGACATCCACTTTTGGAAACAGTTCCGAGCCGGCGGGAACCGCGTCTACATCTCCCCCCGGATCGCGATCGGTCACGGCGAGTGGGTCTCGGTCTGGCCGGGCAAGGATCTCCAGAAGCCCGTGTTTCAATACGTCGGCGACTACACCGCGAACGGTAAGCCCAAAACTGCATGGAGTGCCCCCGGATCATGAAAATAAGACTTACGCAGAACTACTCGACCTACACCGTCGGCCGGGTGGTCGATTGCGAGGGCGACACAGCGGAGCGGCTCATTCGTGACGGCATTGCCGTGCGAGAGCCGCAGATGGATTTGATCGAGACGGCGACGGCCGAGCCCGAGGTCGAGCGGGCTGACGCACGACCGCGACGCGGCAGGAAACCGAATGCGATACCGCAGTCTCAAGACTCTGACGCAGCCGGCG